ATTTTTTCACGCTTCAGACGCTCACGCACAGCCATTTTGCGCTCGGCTTCCGTCATTTCTGACTCGTCTTTTTCTTTCGGGGGCTCATCAAGAAGAGCTGCGTTTACTTTGGCTCGCATTGTTTCAAGACGTGCGTTAGGGCCAAGCTTAATCCCAAGCTGCTCTGCACGCGCTCGTAGCATATCTCTTTCGTCGTCTTCAGACATTTCCATGTCTACTGCGTCAGATGCAGTTGTTTCTTCAATGTTATCTTGGATCTCGTTGTCCATTGGAAAACCTATTCATTTAAGGAGAAAAGAGAGGGAACTAATCCCCTCTCTTAGAGTGAGCCAAACTTAGATTTTGGCGACTGTCTTGATGACTGCCAGACGCTCAGGACGCAGGATCATGGTACCGTGATACCATTTGATCGAGCTGAAGCCCATTTCGCCATACGGATCAGTACGATCAGCAGTTTCTTTGCCAGGCATCTTCGTCGTGATTTTGAACTTCATCGACTTACCACCAGTCTGGAAACCAATGGTTGTAAACGAGCCTTCGCCAACGCAAAGCATCGGGAAGATGTCGTAATTGCCATCAGTTGCCATGTAGCCAGGGTTTGCAGACTCAGCTGCACCCATGCCTGCCCAATGCAGCATTTCAGGAACAGAGATGATACGGAACTGATCAACAGTACCAATCTCACCGTTCATGACATTGCCAGCATCTGCGTACTTCTCAACAGAGACAAACGCAGGATTACCAAACAGGTCTGTCATGCTCTTCACAGTCGATTCCAGTTCGGAACCAATGTAGAGAACACGACCGCCGTTAATGGTCTTGGTGTCGATCATCCGCGAACCAGCAATCACTTTGGTTTGCTTTGGTGTGCGGTTGTCGTTCAGCGTACGGTTCAAGCGCATCAAGTCTTCGTATGTTACGACAGACGGATCAGCACCTTCACCAGTGATTTCGCCATCAGCAGTTGCTGCACCTGTGTAGACAACCACACCTGCACCAGCGAGCAGTTCTTTCTGAAGAACAGCTTCAGACAGCTGAGTTGCACCAGTCACCATCTCACGCGAGATGTGCTGATACAGGTCTTCGTCGGAATCAAAATCCATGGATTCTTGAGTGAACTCATGGAAGAAACCAAACTTCTGCATGGTGCCTTTGCGCTGCAGACGTGTGAAACCGACACGGTTTACACGACCACCATTTTCACCAAGAGTCGGCAGCTTGCCGTCAATGGTGCCAATGTCACGAGACGAACCATAAAGATTACCGTTTGCGATTGTTGCGCCAGATGCGTCAATGCCTTGGTCATTGACGTTACGGTCATCGAGCAGCGGGATGTAGTGATACACCCGAATTTCTTTACCGTAGTGCTTCGGCATGGCTGTTACGTCAGCCATCGGCATGAAGTACATTTCTTTAGCAGCGTCAATCAGAGCTTTCCGCTGGTAAAAGAACGTATTCATCTGGCTGGAGCCAGAGCCTTCAATGGTAGACGGCGTACCGCCTGCGGGATCGTTATACTGTTGCATTTTTCAGTACCTTTAAATGCGAGGTGAAGTCACCGCCATGATCTCTTCATCCGTCATATTGACTGGATCAAATTCTCTACGGGGTGCTTGAGATTGGGTGGAACGCGAGGGAGAGGCAGCTCTCGCACGGTCGTTATTAGATGCTACATTTCGACGTGAGACACGCGAACCAACAGGCTGCGGCCTTGCTTGTGCTTGAGGTTCAACATTGGGTTGAGCCAATGGCTGCTCACCTTGTTGACCTTCAGGAACAAGTTTTCCTTGCTGATGGAGCATATCTCCAACGGCTTTGTAGGCTTCTAAAAACGGAGTATTGGTGGACAGATTGCCAAGAGCTTGCTGACGTTCGATTTCAGAAGAGATGCGCGCATACAGCCCGTTTCCTCTCTGTTCATCGATAATCTTCATAATCTCTGGTTCTGCGTAGACAGCCTCTTTGCTCTTGGAGTCCCAGTGACTATTGATAACTTGGATGGTCTCTTTACCCGTCGGGGTGGACATCACGTCTCCCAACACGTCGTGAAAAGCCATCTCTTGATCAGAGACATTGTGGTTCCGAGGGCGGTAAGTATTCTCTTCTGATGTGTCGAGATCCATGGGATCTATGTTTGCATCTTTGAGAAGTTTCTTGATTGCGCCAGGATCTTTGCGACTGACATCAATCAAAAAGTTGAGCCGGCCTTCATCAAGAAGACCATTATTCTCAAGCATACGCACCATCTTTAAGTGCGGCTTGAGAGCTTGCATTTTTTTGACGTAGTTTGCGCCTTGTTGCATCAACCGAACAGCTTCTTCGGGAGATTCAACTTTCATTTCACGCCCGTTTGCTTTGAACGGTGCAGTAATTTGCTCATACGCTGCTTTGTAGTCAAACGCCGCTTCTTCAGCGTCTACTTCTTCTTCTACAGTTTCAGCTTCAGAGTCTTCGCTTTCAGCAGATGCGTCTTCAGCTTCTAGCTCTTCTGCATCATCATCTTCTTCGGTTTGATCTGGTGTGGTGTGATCATCTTCAAAAACGTCTTGTGAGCCAGAAGGAGAGTCTTGCTCTTCAACCGCTTCTTCTGTTTCTTCTGCTTCGTTTTCTTCAGCTAATGGAAGATCAAGGTCGTCTTCTAATGTTGAACCAGAATGAGCTGTAAATGCTTCTTCGCCGTCATCTGTTTCAGGAGGCGTTTCAAGCTTCATCAGCTCGTCATCTGACATGTTTTCTAGATCGCTCATTGAAGAGTCTCCTCTTCACGAAGCTCATCTAGCAACATTTCGTTTTCTCTCAGAGCGTCTTCCATTTGATCGCCCATTCTTAAAATCCCCGACAAGTACTGTCGAAAGTTCGAGATGCTTTCGATTTGACCCACAATAGCATCTTTTCTGTGTTCAAGCGAGGGGTCTGCAGAAATGCCAACAAGACGGATAGCTTCGTCTTTTAAGTACCCTTCTTCAATAATTTGCCTGAACTCACGATTAGCCATAAGTTTGCGAAGTTGGTCACGCTTTTTAATGTGCTTCTTCGCTTCTTCAATCGTAAGTTCGACTTCTTCTACTTGATTGTCCAACATTGAGTTCCTACTGGAAGTTAAATGGGTTTAGATCTTTATGTATTTACCTAAACTGTTGATTGGTCAATACTTCCTGTATTCTATCGTAAGCAATTG